CCACTTCTTCTTATCTTCAACATCCCATTTATATTCGTTAATAATCCTATGTATGAGTGGATTGCCATACTTGACAGTATAAGATGGCTCAAATACAAAGATTCTATTGTTAGGCTGGATAGCATAGTTGCCATCATCTCGCTCTATCACGTGACCGCACTTATGCTCATCAGGTGTCTCAGAGTATCCATCATCTAGCCTGTTGCTGTCAGAGTTATGCCAGTCCAGAGTGAATAGATACTTGCCATTGACCTTAGTCTTATTCCTATCCACATAGTGCAGGCTTAGGTTTGTCAGGTTGGCAAACTTGGTTACTGTGATAAATGGGCTGAAAGAGTTCCATAAGACTAGGTTGTATAGGCTCTCTTGCGGTACACCAGGTGTCTTGCAGAAAGCATTGATGGGCATACGCCACCATAGCCCGCCATCCTCCATCATAAAATGAAAGAGTGGACTCCTATTCTGCACGCTGCTTACGCCGAATATCACGCAAGGAAAGTATTGGTCAAAGCTATCCTTCTGATTACGCAGGAAGTTGCCCCTGACAAAGCAATCTATCGGCGGGATATTGGCGTTTAACTCAGGCATTTATCTCTTAATTGCTTCTTTGACCAACTCGGTCAATAGTTCAACCTTCTCCTCTAGTAAATCAATCTTATCCTTCAGACTAGAGCCACCATTGGGACGTAGTTCATATAGGTAATGCTTGACCATCCAGCGCACAGCGCCAGCAAAACCAGCTATCACTGTCATTACAGCGACAGCCAATCCCAACCATTCTGTAGGTGTCATCTATACGCTCCGTATCGTTACTAGCAAAGTGCCTCCAAAGCCTGAGAAGCGCTTATCTGTTGGTGTGCGGTTGATAAAATCCATCTCTTCTATGAGCCCGATAAAGGACTCACCTATTCTGAAATCCTGAACGACAATGGTATCACCAAGGTTTTCTACTGCCTCTAGTTGTTGCATACGATCCCAGGCAGAACCCTCATAGCCCACCTCTACGCCAAACTTATCAGTCTCGTGGTCATAACAGAATACTGGATATTGAATCAACCTCTGACGAGGCGTTGCTACCAAAGACTTAATCTGATAGCCATTGAATGTTGGGCCAAGTGTGGTATCAGATGTGGACCTAGTAAAGGTAAACTTGAATGCTAGATACTCCTGAGCTGAGGCAGGATAAGGGATACCGCCCTCTGTGATGGTCTCACCCTGTGAATAGGTTCCGATATTGTATGAAGCCCCAGCAGCATCAACAGATTGCAGGCTCAAGCCACCATTGGTAGAGATGAATCTAGGAAAGAGCAACTTGAATATCTTAGGCTCTAAAGTGTTATAGCGGATATAACCAGTCTGCAGATAACCAGATGCAACCTTGACTCCGTATGACTCAATCCATACCCCATCACCTGGAACGCTGAATGCTACGCGATCTGTGCCACCAAGGAAAGCTGTAGAGTTGGTAAGAGTAGTCTCGCCAGAGGCGCATACATCCCAAGCATAGGCAAAGATTAGACTGTTAGTGACTACTGGCTGTGATAGGTCAATACGGACTAGACCTGATTCACCATCTTGCTTGGTAGATACATAAGCAAACTTATCTCTAAAGACCACATCGGTACACTCTGTCTCAAACAGCAGCGGTCCATAAGATACATCACCATCAGTACCTAGAACTCCTACTCGCACACCTTTGCTGGTGCATAGTACCGCGTAGACACCAAGGTAGGTATCAAAGGTATTGATAATCTCACCCTCTGGCAGGTCTATCACCACCGAAGGAACGTTTAATTCTGGAAAACCAAGAGCATTAGCATTGGTTAAATCTAAAGTAATCTTATAGATAGATGAGTTCTTACGAAGATGACCACCTACATAGATGGCCTCTGGACCTTCTGAGATAGTGGTCCAGGTCCAGTCAGCTTGTGGGTGAGTATAGAAAGCTGAGGGTAATGCGCCACCTGCAATGTGGTTAGGGTCTAATTCGTGTAATTCAGCATTTATTGCGGTGATAACACGCTGCTTGACGTATTTAATCCTAGCGTTGGTTGTAGATGCAGCATTGTAGGCTATAACACTGCTACCGCTAGTGATGTTTCCTCTATGGACTTTGGTTTGATTGACAAACCAATATCTAGTTCCATCAGTGGTTAGGTCAAAGATAGTTGATGCAGTTCCTGCTTGGGTATAGGTAGATGAGGTAGGAGTATCGTTGCTCATCGTAATCTTCTTCAAATCTGAGCCATCTGCTACCACTAAACAGTCATTAGTTCCATCATTAGCGCCAATGATTATCGGAGTATTAACGCTAGATAGAGCTCTGACTGTGCTGTTTAGCAGGGTAGCCTGTCCCTTAGTCCAGATATCTACACCTTTAGACTCAGTAAACTGGAAGCGTAGCGACTCATCTTGTAGCGGTTCAAAGTATTTGATACCAGCACCAAGGTGGAATGATGACTGAGATCGTAGCCACCAGCCTGTAAGAGTCTGCTCTCCAGGCTCTCTGGTCTGGTCAATCTGTTGCTTACGATACTGAGCTGTAACTCTACGATAAGGCGTATCATCACTAGCAGCCAAGAAGAATGGCAGACCAGCAAAGGCTACATCGTATGCCTCGCTAGTAGATGAGTAACTGGTGGCCCCAGCAGGGTTGGAAAGTACATAGGGAATGCCCTCTGTAATATCATCGCCGTAGGCCACTATGTCTCCTCTAATCTAGAAATAAAAAATTGAGCCGTTTAGCCACGTGCTCAGGTGGTACTGCACTATCTATAAAGATTGTTCTAAGCGGTTGGTGGCTCTGGAAATACAATTGTAGCAGGGTCGCTAACAGTTGTAGGCAAATCCCTCAACTGTTGGCGATACTCTGCCCAAGCGGTTTTATCAAAAGGTGCATCCTCAACCATCCGCCAATCAGATGTTTGCAATAAATCATTTCTGTAAAGCCTGATGCGTTCCCAACGCCATTCGTCAGGAATATCAGGTGTTTGTATCCAAGCAATTTTTTGCGCGTGAATTATTGCACTCATCTTATGCCTTCCTGTAAATTACCGACCAGAAAAAGCCATCGCCATCTGCAAAAGTGTATGGCACAGTTTGTTGAAACTCTTGCACTTGACTTTGTAAGTATGTCTGGTTTGTGACATAGGTAAAAAATACTAACTTGGTTGAGGGGTTTGTGCTTTCTAAAGCAGTCAGGGCAGGATAAATATAACCTGTTGATGTATCTGTAAATACAGTTTGCATTGTTGGATTTCTGCCCGCAACACCAGATCCCGTTCCTAAACCATTTACAGGTAAAGATAATTTGAAAACCCCTGTAAATGATGTAGTTGTACCAAATAAGCATTGACCAAAATACCAAACTAAGTCACCGCTTTCAGAATAACCAGCATTTGCAAATGTTCCATTTCCAAGCGTTATTCCTGTCCAAGTTGGTGTAAACGCCGTTATTGTTCCAAAGCCAGCGGCAGCAGCCCACTTCAACCCTGTTGTTGTAGTAGAGTCAGCCGTAAGAACGTGATTGTTCGTACCTACTGCTAATACAGAAGCATCATTGGTAGCGCTGCCTACAACCAAATCTCCTTTGGCTGCGGGAGCAATAGATGATGCTGTTGCTTTTGTTATTGGCATTAGTCTTTACCTACTTTCATACCTTCTGGTAGTGGCTTTGAGTATTCCCATTTTGCGATGTAAGCACCGTTTCCATCGGAGTCATCTTGTAACAAGATGCTTCCATAAATAGGGTTAAAATCATCTGAAGTTAATTCAGGATAAACCTCTGTTATTTGTTCAAATAAACTCATAATTAACTCCTAATCCATACGCCAGAAAAGCAACTTTCGGCAGCAGTTGCTCTAAAAGACCCTGTCGCAGTTGTGCTGTAACCATATACTTCTAAATAATCGGTACTGCCATTTAGATACACTACCGCTGAACCGCCATTATTATAGTTTTGTAATAAAACGCCGCTTAGAGTTTTGTATATAGAACCATTCTTAAATAAACCTAGATAAGAAGTTGAAAAAGTGGGGTTAGCTTGGTCTATCCAAGCAATTACATTTATTTGATAATAACCTGCCGTAAGCGGTGTGAAACGATAATTTGTAGTTGAATCAAACGCATTGGCGGTATCAAAATCTTCGCTATTCCATTGTAATTTGGTATAAGTGTTTTGAGTTAAACTTTGATTGCTCGTAATTCTAGTGACACTAAACGCGGGGCCACTTGCACCTGCAGGTGTAGCCCAACTTGGAATACCTGATGCGACTGTTAAGACCTGATTCGTGCTTCCAATTCCTAACCTTGCAGGTGTGTTAGCACTTGAAGCGTAGATTATGTCACCAGTTGTAGTAGTCAAAGTATTGTTGATGTACTTGGCATTAGCCACGCTCTGTGAATATGTATCAGTCAAAGGAACTGTCTGATTAGCAAATATCTCAATGATGTCGCCAGCAATAGTGGCATCTACTAAGGTAACGGTAGTGCCGTTAGTTGCTGTGTAGTCATTGCCACGAGATAGCAATACGCCATTGCGATAGACAGCCTCATAGCCGACTGAATAGACCAGCGTAACTGAGTTGTCATCTGTACCAGATAGGCTGGTAGTGCCAGCGCTAGGTGCTTTAGACCAGCGCACTTGCAGTACTGGTGTAGTACCTATTCTTCCTGTTGCCATCTAGTTTCCTCCCAATGCTGCTTTAAGTTCATCTAATGAAAGACCAACACTTGCCAACTTTTCTTCAACTGTTGGCTCTATAGACTTGGCAATGTGTGCATCAATAGCAGCCTTTAATTCTGCTTCTGTCGCATCGTTATGTTCTGTCAAATTGACTTCAACTAAAACGCCCTCATCGTCTAAAACCCCATTAAGACCTTTGCCGTTTAGTTCTTGGTCTAATTGTCCTAAATTGATTTTTTTAGTTACTTTCATTTTATGACCCCAAATCTACTACTGAAATTGAGCGGCGCTCAAAATGAGCGGTTGTGCCCCCACCGCCACCAGCGGCGGAAAACTTTAATGTAAAAGTATTGCTGCCAGCCGTTAAACCTGTTACTACAAAAGCAGCGCCAGTTTCAACAATGTTATTGTTAGCCGCTTGATGATAAGCAGAAATTGAGCGTTCATCAGCAGCCGCAACGGTAGTTGCTCCGCTTACGGCAAATGAACAATGTTCCCAGACATTAGCAACTCCATTGTTGCCCAACATCGCCTTTATGGTTACCAAGGCTTTTGTGCCAGTTGTAACCGTAACTGAAGTAACTGTGCTTAAATCTGTATAACTTGTTGATGTTGTAGTTTGCGAACTTGATGTAAAAGCGTAACCTGTGTTAAAACTTGCAGCAGCAGGTGCAGCCCACTTCATACCTGTGGCTTCTGCAGAATCCGCAGTCAAGACGTGACCATTAGTTCCTATGGTTCGTATAGCAGGAGTGTCTGCTGCAGTAGCAGTCAGTAAATCCCCCTTGGCATCAAAGATGGTAGGTTGGATACCACCTTCAATAGAGGGTATTCTTCCAATCGTCATATTATGAAATCTCGCTTCCGAATGCGTTGAATGAGAAGTTAGCTGTTGAGGCATAGACGCTTACTACATCTGTTGCCCCAACGGTTACACCGAGTGTCAGTGTATCTGTAGCGTTAGCAGGTAGTGATGCGTCATAGACAAGATATTGTGCGTTAGCAACAGCAGCTCCTGCAATACGTATGTAGACGCGGTAGGTTCCAGCAGTTGCTGCTCTATTGGCTACAGTTATCGTTGAGACGATTGTTTGAGTAGCCGCAGGCACGGTGTATAGATCTGCTTGCGTTGCAGCAGCAGGGGCAGACTGCCCTAGTACTTTGTAGGTTGTAGCCATTAGTTTCCTTTATCCTTTGTTTTAATCAACCGCCCATTAGCAATAAACTAGAAACGGTACCTCCAGTACCAGAATCTAACCCTGCTTCAAAGGCATTCAGATCGTCTGAGGTTAGAACGTGCTTTATGGTGGCGCCTGAGCTGTGGCTTGTAGCCGCAGATCCTGCTTCACCTCTGGTGATAGTTAGCGTATCGCCAGAAATCTCTTGGACGAAGACAATCTCTTCGCTTGCGGTATCAGGGTCAAGAGCAACGGTGAACTGGTCTGGATAGATACCGCCTACTGCTGCTCCTAGCGTCACCCCACCCATAAGTGCAGCGCCTGTTCCTGTAGCAACAGTCAGAGATGTAACAGCGCTGTTGATACCAGAGGCAAGCGTTGTCTGAACGCTAATTGAACTGAATTTTCTAGTTGCCATAGCCCTTCCTTATTTGGTGTAATGAAGCCGTATTGGATACTTGTCAGCCAACTTCAACGCTTCCTCTTGAAGTCTCTGTTGATATAAAGCAAAGATGTAACGGGATGCAGACGCACCAGAATTGTATGGATTCTTGCTGTCATTAAGATCAGCCTCAGCGCTGGATA